AAAAAACACGGAGCCGCTCTCGATTCGTCCGACACGGGTACGGGAAAAACGCTCAAAGCGGTGGAAATTGCTAAAACCATGGCTCTTACCCCGTTCGTGGTTTGCCCGAAAACGGTAATAGCTTCTTGGGAAGACACTTTAGACAAGCAAGGTGTAAGTGACTATAATGTGTATAATTGGGAGAAATTAAGGGCTGGGAACACTAATTGGATCAAAAAAGCAGGTAAAAAGGCGTTTAAATGGGTAAATTTGGACCCAAAAGAGGTTTTATTGGTGTTTGACGAGTGTCACAAGGCTAAAGGGACTCGTACATTGAACGCTAATATGCTTATTGCAGCTAAAAAGCAGGGTTTTAAGATTTTACTGCTATCGGCTACTGCTGCTGAAGACCCTAGAGAGATGAGAGCTCTAGGGTTTACGTTGAGTTTACATAGTCTAAGTAACTTCTGGGCTTGGGCTCAAAATTGGGGTTGTGAGTTTGATCGGTGGAACTCTTTAAACTTTCCAGAAAGAAATAGGGGGAAATTAAAAGAACTTAATAAACTTATATACCCAGAACGTGGGCATAAGCTTACGAGAGAAGATTTAGGCACACACTTTCAAAAGACTAGGATAGTTACAGACCCCATTAGGTTTGGCAAAAAAGCTAAAATAAACAGCCTTTTTAAGGAATTAGAGCCTGAAATAGAAAAACTAGAGGCTAGAAAAGAAGGTGATGGGGATGAACCTATAGTTTTAACTAAAATACTACGGTTAAGGCAGGAAATAGAGCTTTTGAAGGTTCCTGACATTGCTGATATGGTTACCGAGGCTAGGGAAGCTGGAAATGCTGTAGCTGTTTTCTTAAACTTTACTGATTCAATAGACGCTTTGTCACGTAGGCTCAAAGAAAACCACACTTTTGTGCAGGGAGGCCAGAATAAAGATGTGAGGGATTCGGCTATAAAAGCTTTTCAAACTGGTAAAGTAAAAGTAATCCTCTGTAATACTGCTGCGGGTGGTGTTGGGGTTAGTTTACATGATACCACAGGAGAGTCTCCCAGATTAG